ATATTCAAGATGCCAGAGAAGACTTAGAACAAACAAATTTAGTGGAAACAGCAGGTTATAGGTGTGAATGTTGTAATGAGATTTGGACTGATGGTGAACGTATTGCAGCCATACGAAATGCAGAGAAAAATGGTTATGGCTGGAAAGCTGAATTACCCTTTAAAGGGCATATCAGTTTTCATGCCCCGGAGATGCTATCTACATTTCGAAAAATGCGAGACATTGTTCAATCCTATTTAGATAAATTGGCTTTGGATGATTTACAGGTATTTGTAAATGTATCATTGGGTGAAACCTATGAAGAAAATGCAGACAAGGTAGATCCTGATTCTTTGCAGGCAAGAGCTGAGGAATTTAAAGCGATTGTTCCCCTCAATGGTGTATATCTCACTTGCGGTATAGATATGCAGATGGATCGTTTGGAACTTGAGATTGTTGCCTGGGGGGTGGGTGAGGAAAGTTGGTCTGTCGATTATCGTGTACTTTGGGGTGATCCACTTGGTGAGGAAGTATGGGAACAATTAGACGATATACTTGCAGAAACATACTTGCATGAATCTGGTTCACAATTGACTATTTCTGCTGCTTGTTTGGATACTGGTGGTACTGCTGGATGTACTCAAGCAGCGTATGAGTATGTTAAAAATCGCCGTAATAGAAAGCTTTTTGCTATCAAAGGTCGTGGTGGATGGGGCTTACCTATTGTTCAAACCCCGCAGCGCAAACAATCAGGTAAAGATAAGCGAAAAATAGACCTGTGGCTTGTTGGTGTGGACGAAGCAAAATTAATTGTTTCTCGCCGTTTAGAATCTGATCGAGTGGGACCTGGTTATTGTCATTTTCCAATTCAGCGCGAAACAGAGTGGTATAAGCAACTTACAGCAGAAAAGTTGGTCATTAAATACATCAAAGGTCAACCAATTCGAGAATGGCATAAACCAGACCGAGCACGTAATGAGGCGCTGGATTGTCGTGTATATGCTTTGGCAGCGCTCAAAATTATGAATCCTAATCTAAAACGTGTATCTGAACGAGTGTTAGCTGAAACTGAAGTTATCGAAAATGTTAAATCTGAAACAATTGAACTCCATAAAACTCGAAAAAATACAGTTATTAAAAAGAAATCTCCCACAGTCATTGTTAAAAAGAAAAGAGTATTTGGGAATAAAAAGTAATATTTAAACACAACTGAATATTTGCAAATTTCTATAGATTGAATATATTATTTAAAAAATAAATTAAGTTTTATATTTAATTTAATAATTTCAAATATTTATTTTTTTGAGTTAATAAAAATATGCAAGCATTTATAACAAAAGGCTGTTTTACAAACCATGGTGGCCGAATTATAGAAGGTGATGATTCTTGGATCGTTGAAGGCAAAGGTGTTCATCTTGAAGGAATGACACATTATTGCCCCAAATGTAAAGTTTTATCTAAGGCTATTGCGACGCAAAGAGGATTCATACAGGTTAATGGTCGAAACCCTATTGTGGCTGGTGATACTTCGACTTGTGGGGCTAAATACATGAAAATATCTGATTTGGCTGTCCGTGGTGGTGGCTCAGGTTCCGCTAATACTTCAAGTCCAGTGAGCAACCTAAGGAATGCATTAAAATTTGATGAACGAATACAATTAGTTGATAAAGATGATAACGAGCCGTTATCAAATGTTCCATATTATCTTAAAAACTCTAAAACTGGAGATATTGTTAATCAAGGGACAACTGATCACAATGGATATACTGAAAGGTTTTATACTGAAAAATCAGAAGATATTGATATATATATCGGAGAACCAGAGTAATGCAAGGTTCTTGTAAAACCAATAAGCAGCCTAATTCAATTCATGAACAGCCTATTAGTCTAAAAGAATATTTAGTATGTATTTATTACCATAAGCCATCAAAAAGTGATGATAAAGCATTTCAGCGTGCATCCAATCATTGTCTTTCACAATTAAAATTAAATAATTGTGGAGATAATTTCATTTTTAAAGAGTACCAAGTCACATCTGGACAGGATTTTAAAAAAATATGGGCGACAATATTTGCCGAGTTAAATAAAAATGTTGCCAAAGTAAAAGAAATGCATGTTTTTAGTCACTCCAGTAAGACAGGTGGTGAAAATGATGGTTTGGAATTTTTAAGTACTAGAGATAGACGTAACGAGGTTTTGGAAGACGGGACGATTTCTTATAGTGAAATATCGCAGTTGGAAAAGCTACGTTGGTCTCCAAATGCTAATTTAGTCTTACATGGGTGCAATACTGGTCTTAGAGGTACTTCAGTACAGTCAATTGCCGATGTATTTGCGATTAGACAAGAAAAATGTAGGGTTCATGGTCAAAAAGGTTGGGCGTATTTTTCTAAAAAAGAAGCTGTTTATGAACGTACCTCACCAACTGATAAAGAGATTTATTTGTGGGCTTATAGTCGTGGAAATAATAGCTACGTTGGAAATATCACGGGTGGTGAGAAAATCCCTGCCTTAATTGTTGAAAAAAAGAAGTAATTTTATGAAATTAAAAATATTATTTTGGCTTTCTACTCTAAATCTGATTGGTATATTTTTAGTTTATATACTTTCATTTATGACAAGAAATAATCACTATGCCATATCTATAGATATGTTTTTTGTAGGATCATCGGTTGTTTTATTGGCATTAGCACTATTACTCAGAAGCACAAAAGTAATATCAATTAGTTTACTATCAATTGTGCTTGCGGTTGGGATGAATTTTTTTAATGTCAGTATTAGTTATCAGAAATGGCTTGAACGTGAGCAGCCTGAATTAGGGCATAGATAGGCATTTTACTGTTTTGAAAAAATGAATAATGAAAAAATTTTAATGATTATCGAAGATGGACATATTAGCTCAGTTTCGGTAATCATTTTTTATGGTATTCCCACAAAAAATCACAGCAGGCTTAACACTCAAGTACAGCATAAATTTAACAGCATATCCAGCCTCCTTATGGGCTGTTAAAGCTTATTTGCGTGGACCATCAAGCATTGATATTGGTGCTGAGAAAGATGGAAATCTCCATGTTATAAACGTATCTGCTGAAGTCACAAAAAACTATAAATCAGGCTTTTACGGTTTTTCTTTACGTGCAGTCAACGATTTGGGTGAAGTAGAAGAAATTGAAGCGGGTTCTGTTGAAGTCATTACAGATTTAGCAGCGGCTACTGGTCAAGTTGATACACGTTCACATGCAAAGAAAACACTTGATGCATTAGAGGCTGTAATCGAGGGAAGAGCCACATTAGACCAAGAGCGCTATCGATTAAATAACAGGGAGTTATTCAGAACACCTTTAGATACCCTTATAAAGTTACGTAATCAATATCGAGCTGAAGTATCAAGAGAAATTGCCAAGGCAAATGGCAAAAGTATTTTTGGTAAAGTCTTGCGCGTGAAGTTGGGGTAAATGCTCATGTTTGGATTAAAGCGGACTATATCTGAAACCCCTGATATTTCTGCATTACCAGAAGTTAAGATCAATAATGACTCTATAAAAACGAGAGCTGGTCGTGTATTTCAAACTGCTACTCGAATGTTTAAAGCGGGAGTTAATGATCGCCTCACCTCAAAGTGGCCATCTTCACCCTTACCAGCCGATGTAGTTGTTGAGCGCTTTCAAAGAATTTTAGTGGCTAGAAGTCGTGAGCAGTGTGCAAATAATGATTATGGTAAAAACTACCTTCGATTAATTTATCAGAATGTTATAGGTGATAAAGGTGTAACGCTTCAAGCACAAATTAAAAATAGTGCAGGAAAATTAGACAATAAAGTTAATGATGCTATTGAGTTGGCTTGGGAGCAATGGGGTAAAAAAACTGTTTGTGATATTCAGGGTAAGAAGTCATGGCGTGCTCTACAGCGAGCGTGTGTCATATCCGCTGCCAAAGATGGGGAGTTTTTTGTAAGGATTATTCGTGGTCATGATGCGGGGCCTTATGGTTTTGCTTTGCAAATTTTAGACGCTCAACGATGTCCAGTGCATTATTCAGAAAAATTATCAAATGGAAATTTTATTCGACAAGGGATTGAGTTTAATAAATTTGGGCGTCCAATAGCTTACTATTTTGATGCATCTACAGAACAAAGTGCTCAATATAAATACGGATCTGCAAATTACATCAAAGTGATGGCTGAAGATGTCATTCACGGCTTTTTAGATGACATTGTAGGGCAAAAACGCGGATTACCTTGGACTGCGACCAGTTTATTTCGTATGAAGCAATTAGCAGAATTTGAAGATTCAGCCATAGTTAATGCTCGTGTTTCAGCGGCTTTGTTGCATAAAGACTTTAAAGATAGAGCTTTCCTAAGTTACTCAAATTTAAGTGACAATTTGGGTATGAGGTCGGCCTAATTCTGTAAATTTATTTAAGACGGCTATGCGTGCATGGATTTC